CATCATCAACAGTTGAGCAATCTGTTTGATCTGTGGCTCAATAGCTGGATAGCGGAATTCCACATCCATACTAGTCACACTATCGTTGCTGTGCTTAGGAAAGTCAGCTGGTTGCAGTTGCACCGGTGTAGTTTTTGGCTTGGTGATTTTTACAACGTCAAACTGTGCAAGTTTTTCTTCCAGCTGTTTAACGAAATCAGGAGCAACATCACCTACAATTTTGATACGATAATTGTAGGTTCTTTCTGATTCTGCGAGGTATTGTTGAAAATTTTTCATCGGTTAGGTTCCTATATGATATTTATGCTTATTCAGTTTTTTGGTCTCTTGAGGTTGCCAAGCGTTCCAATAAATCGTTACGATTTAATACGTGTCCGTGTGCTGTTTCCATGGTATCTTCGGGTGCATTTTTTGCTGCATCTTGATCTAGTTTGAGTTTTTTCATCTGTAGATCCAGCATTTTTAATTTTTTGTTTAGCTTGGTTGTCTTGGCAGTGAGTGCATGCCCTAACATTGTACTGGCCACTGCAAACAGCTCACTAGCATAACGACTATCCACATTAAAGCCTAAATCACTAAGATTTTGGTAGCTTTCTTTGGCCATGTCAGCAATGTCGTCCAGCTCGCGATCACTGGCGTCTAAGTCACGGATAGCTGGCAGTGCGGCGTCAATTTTGTCAATGGTGTTGTCTATTTCCACAATGGCAGCACGGGTTTCTGCTGTGGTCAAAGCCGGCTCGGTCTGGGCCGTTTCGTCTGTGGGTGGAAAATCAAAAAGAGATTCTAATTTACGAGTCATGACCTATTTACCGGTCTTTTTATTGCCCTGATGATAAATTTGATCTTCGTTAATCACCCGAAAGGTAAGTCCATTTTTCTTGGCCCATTTAGTTGCCTGGTCCCACTTGGCGTAATTTACAGCCACAATTGCCCGCTCGTTGGCGTTCATTTTGCTTTCAATTAGACTTTGTTTTTTGGGTTTGATTTCTATCAGTTCTGCCTTGGTGGTGTTATTAGGACCGCGATAGGTCACTAAAAAGTCAGGCACATACATGCTTGGCTTGCCAGTGAGCGGATTACGATAAGGTATGCTAACGCTTTCACTGGCCCATTGTAGGACATTTTCGTTGGAATCTAAAAATATCATAAATGTAAGTTCCCAGCCGGATCTGTATCTTGGTGTGCCACGACCCACATACTTGGCGGTGTTCTTGACAGTGTAAGCGCCTTGACGATAATTGGCCATGTGTCAAATCCTGATGTTTCTAGCGACGTAATAGTTGGGTTGAGTGGGCACATTGAGTCCCAACAAGGTGCTTCTGCTTCTAATACCGTTTAGATAATAGGCCAAAGACAAGGTAAGTTCAGGAGCACTTTGCCCTTGGAATTGTTGTAACAAGGTCATTACAGGAATTTTAGTTGCGTGACTAATGCGGAACACACTTACAGTAAAATTACCTGCGGCTTCGGCTGAGCCAAATACTGATCGAAAATAACTCAATACAGCATCATACGCATCCACAGGTACCTGCTGTTGATACCCGTAAAATCGATCAAAGCTTTGTACGGTTAAATCAGTTTTGTTATTAATGGCATTTACTGAAGCCATGATTAGTATGCCGCATCATTGTAAGCATTATACTCAGGCGTGGCCTCAGGTGCAACATCTTCGTCAACTTCGGCAGCACGATATAAGGTTCCATCTTTGAATGTATTGCCGTTGGTATCAGTGGTATAGTCTGGTGTTGGGAATAGGAATCCGCCAACTGCGCCAGCGGCTTGTCTTGCAGCAGCTATGGTTCCGCCGGCTAGTGCTGGGGCAAGTCCAGACAATATTCCTTGTGTGAATGCACCACTTCCTGCCAGCGCAGCACCAGCAAATGCTGCAGCTGTTGGTACCAGTCCTTGACCAACTGCGCCGAGAACATTTTTTAATCCGCCCTGAGAATTGGCTTGTAAGTCTTGTTTGTTACCAGTTGGACTACTTCTAAGAGTGCCCTGGAACATTACAGTGTCGGTGCTGCCGTTACCGGCAATTGAACTCTTATTGGTATCGTAGTAGGCTCCGTCGGCAAATCCTGGAACCGGATCACTTGGTGTTGCGCCGCCTATTGCGCCTGAATAATATTTGACATTTTCGTACTTGATGCTCATGGTGTGTGTCATTAGTCCGTTGCCTTGACTATAATCGTAAGTGTCGTGGGTCCACGAATCAATCAAGGGATTAATCATGGTATACTGTGCATAACTTTTTTGACTCATGCCGTATATGGTAATGTCACGAAAGAATGGTTCTTGACCACTAGCAGGGCCAGTTAGTAACGAAGTTGATAAACTTTGTAAACTAGGATTATTATAACCTTGACCACTAAGGCCCCAATGCTGTATACTCCTACTAGGAGAATATATATCGTTAGCAGTATAGCTGGCGCCACCGAACACATCTGGTACCTGTATTTGCCCTAGCGTACCGCTTTGATTAGGAGTGTTGCCATATTTGTAGATAGGATCACTGTAGTAGTATTGATAGTATTGATACCACATGTTACGCACAAGATCACTTGAATCATCATTGAATACAATTTGACATGGATTATAATTAATCTTTGTCTGGACCAGACGCTTGCGATTATACTGGTTCATCTGGGCCACATCAATTGAGTAGCCTGGTAACTGTGCGGTCTTGACCGTAAGGCTAATTAGTGGCCCATTACTGCCATTATTAGACACAAAATTTGCTACTGCAGGTATATTAGTGTTTAAATTAAAATAAACATGAAATAAAAACTTGTTGCGAGGAGCAAGAGCATACCCATTGGATCTAAAAGTCTTAGCAGCATGAGTATAGTCCATTGCTGGACCAGTCCATTGACCTGGGTCTGGTGGTGCGCTTGGTTCAAGCGGTCTAAGATTGTCTTGGCCAAAGTAAGCCATAGGCTATTAACCTGTAGCTACGTTGTTGACCGTTAACGGAATTGCAGCGCCAACACCAACATCAGCACCGGTGGTGGTCTGCATGGCATTATCATAGCGGATGGTCATGGCCACTGTCATTGGCTCTGTGCCAGACCCGTAGTTGGCATCGCCATAGTTGACCCCTTGCAAGTAGCAACCCATGATGGTCCAGGTTTCTAAGGCAATAGGAGTATTAGCACCATTGCCACCATCTAACACTTCAAATACTGTGGTAAATTTGTAGTCAATGCCTGATGCAGCACTGCTTTGTTCCATGAAATCTAATTGCTTTTGCAGTTGTTCGCCCACCAAGCGACTTACATTGCCGCCGGCGTCATCACGCAAGTTACAGGTAATATCTTGCCAACTGTGCTTACCAGCCAAACGAATTGTACTGTTGTATATAGGAAGATCAATATTGTCAAATGTCACATTAGGACGTTGAAAATCCATAACCTGCTTGGTCAATTCTGTAGTAGGTTGTGTTACGCCCAATCCTAAAAAAGTAACGCGAAAGCGATACTTGAGTTTTGGCATCAGCAGACCTTGTGCCGACGTGCTTTGATCGCTGGCTAACGGTACTGTTAGTTTAGTTAATGAAGCTGTTGCCATTTGTTTATTCTCCTAATATACTTTATTTATGGTGTTTGTGCCAGACAAAAATTTAGGTATTTGCCTGGCAATTAATTACGCTGCGCCTTGAGCTGCGATGGTTCCTGTGTTCTGAATACGCATTGGTATGTAGATAAACTCCACAGCCTTGACTGGTTCAATAGCAATGTCAACATACAGCTCGTTGGCATCAATTGAAGCTGGCGTATTATTGGTCAAATCACAAACAACCAGGTAGTCATACAGACCGCGCTTGTTAACCAGGTCAATCATGAGTGATGTGATCTGATTGGTAATTGCCGCACGAGTGATTGTATCATTTGGCTCAAACAGGTATTGGTTACCAATGATTTCCAAACGTCCACGGATAAATGCTACCAAACGTGCCACGTTGATACGATCCAATGCTGTGGCTGTACCTTGTAGGGTATGATTACCAAAGTTGGTAATGCCTGTACCTGGAATAAATGTAATCGGGTTAACATTGTTTAAGTATAGTACATCACGTAGACCTTGATTTACACCTAGCGGCTGGAATTCACCAGTTTGAGCTTGTAAATATCCAATTTGTAGTGCATTGTCTACTACACCACGACGTAAGCCAGCAGGTGCAAACCATGGATATGCCACGCTGTCACTGCGGATAATTGTACGCAACATCATGTGACTTGGTGCTGTGACTACCACGTTACCTGTTAGATCAGTTGTGGTGCAACTTGGATAGAATGCAGCCGAGTATGCATCCCCTGTAGCCAAATTACCGTCGGCGGTAGTAAGACCCAGTCCATTGTTGTTAGTGGCCCAGGCAACAATATCTGCTGGATCTAAACGTAGAGGAGTATCAACCACACTGAACGCGGTGTCGCCACGATCGTTGTTGAGTACCACCATGTTAGGTGCTAACTCTGGATACTGCGGGCAAACAATCAAGTTGTACTGTGCTTGATTTTCACGCAGTTGTGTACTGGTGTCAATGGCCACTCTGAGTGCTTGTACAATCAAGGTACGTTGAGCTTGGCGACCCATGTTAGGGCTGCCATCTGCACGATTACCACTTGCTGTTAACCAAGTATTGGTTTCACTAGGCAACACTGCTGGTGATGGATAGCTAGTGCTGTTAAAGTAATTGACCTGGAATGATTTAACGTTAAATCCAGATCTACGTGTGTTAAACAACAAGATACCTTCTGGATATAGATCCGGATTAGGTGCATCAAGGTCTAGGTAGTTGCTGGTGATCAAAGGTGTTGATCCTGTGGCAATTGGTGGAATAGGATCTGTGATTGGGTTGGTTGTACCGTTAGGTGCCCAACGTGCATCAGCAAATAACACGCCGTTGGTTGTGATTTGATCGGCATTGTCAATCTGTACCCATTGATTTTCGCCGTTGACACTTTCCCAACGACTGATCACTGGATAATTTTCTAAATCACTTGTATCGATCCATAAATCGCCGTAGGCCAATGGACTTTGTGCGTCATCGGTCTGTGTGGTTGGTGCTGTGGCACTGAATATTGGGCCTGCAGCATTGGTCAAAGTTAAATTGTATCCACGCACATCACTGGCAACGTTTTGATAACCATACCAGTCACCGTTGTTCTGAATCATGATATCAGCTGTTGTAGCATCACTATAGTACCAGTATGTGCCATCTGTTGGGTCAATATTTGGCTGACTTGCGGCAGCAGTATAGGTAAATGTTGGTGAGGTGACCCAGTTACTAAGTACCAATCCTGTGACTACACCATTTGCATAAAGGTTGCGTATCCCGGTTACCGATGTTGAAAATCCTGCAGCA